CAGTTGATTTGGCTGCTTAATAAATGTATAATATAGACAATTAGGAGAATTTTATATGTCAAGTTATTCAAGTGATCTTAAAATAGAATTGATGGTGACTGGCCAAAATGCCGGTACTTGGGGTGACAAAACAAACACGAATTTAAATTTAGTTCAACAAGCGATTGCTGGTTATCAAGCAATTGATGTAGCATCATCTGATGTAGCACTTGTTATGAGTGATGGTGCAATTTCAAATGCTAGAAATGCAACTTTAACTATTCCGAATAGTATTGAAAAAGTTTACAACGTAGTTGATGGAACTGATCATGCAGGATACACATTAACTTTTAAAACAGTAGGTGGAACAGGAGTTTTACTTTGTGAGGGAAATTGTTATGTATTGTATTCAGATGGAACTAACGTTGAAAAAGCTGTTGAATACAGAAAATGGAGAACAATTACTGCATCAGAAACTATTCAAGCTGGTGCAAAACTTTTTGTAGATACAAATGGTGGTGCTGTAACAGCAACACTACCTGCATCACCAGCAGTTGGTGATGAGGTTCACTTTATAGATTCAAGATTTACATTCGACTCTAATGCGTTGACTGTAGGAAGAAATAGTTCTAAAATTGCCAATGCGTCTTCAGACTTAGTTGTAAATACTGAAGGTGCTGGATTTGGATTAGTATATTCTGGTTCAAATGTTGGCTGGACTTACATGGAGAAATAATATGTCAAATTATGAAGCAACTAGATATGATTTTTCAGGAGCAAACCTTACAGGTATAGAGGGTATACCTACGGCTACTATTGTGCCGTGGTCTTCTTCATCAGTACCAACAGGTTTCTTAGAGTGTGATGGTGCAGCAGTTTCAAGATCAACTTACTCTGCATTGTTTGCTATCGTAGGTACAACTTATGGAGCTGGAGATGGAGCATCAACTTTTAACGTTCCTAATCTTGCTGATAACGTAGCTGTTGGTAAATCAAATAACAAAGCTTTAGCATCTACAGGTGGTGCGAACACAGTACAATCAACAGGAAACGTTGGAGGTTCGACTGCCAATGCAACCTTATCAGAAGCACAACTTGCTTCTCACTCACATAGTAGAGCTATGGGTCAATTTACAACCGGTAACATTTCTGGTCCTGGTGGTAGTCCACTGGCATATAATACACAAAACACAGGATCCTCTGGTTCTGGAGATGGTCACTCGCACAACATGAGTGCAACATTTACTGGAGATTCAACTTCTGTATTGCAACCTTATTTGGCTGTGATATATATAATTAAAACTTAGGAGATAAAATGGCAACAAGTGCAAAATGGACAATAGTGATGGATGACAAAAAAATTATTTGTCATGATGTTGTTAATTCAGAAGGATTTCCTACAGCATATAAAATTCTAGACGATGATGCTTTTTGGAATCAAGAAAAGTTTTCAAACATTTGGGCTATTCAATATGGAACATTCGCTCCTAGCGATACTGTCGAGCATAGAGATGATACTCCACATTGTACATGGGAAGAAGCTGATCTAGGTGATATTAGTCAATTTACTGATAAATTTGATGTAGCTCATTTAGCTCAACTACAAGCTGATTGGGATGCAGATGTCCTAACTAGTATTGATGAAAATGATAATGAAATTGTTGAAAGCGAAGCTGATCAAATAGCTAGAAAAGGTCCAAGACCTACTTCTTATTCTTCTTCATAATCTTGAATAAATATCGTAGCTGTATATCTTTTTAAATTAGGAACTTTACTTGCATGTTGAGAATGAAATCGTGCAGATGGAAATAAAACAGCTCTGTTTTCTTTGAAGCCAACATGAATATCTAATTCATTATCTGTATAAAAAACAGTGCCATTAGTTACAGCACTGGGTCCTTTCAACATAATAAGAATATTTATTTTAGCTACGCCTGAGTCAGTATGAGGTTTGAAATGATCTAAATTTCGTAAATCTATAGCAGAAGTAAAACAAATAGTTTTTGGTTTGATTTTAAATTTTTTAGCTACTTGATCTACAAAAAGTTTTAAAAATTTTTTATCGTTAACAAAAAGCCATCTATCACCATAATAGTTTTCTTTTGTTTTTTCTGTTGTACCTGTAAAATATTCAGGTGTGTAATAAATTTTGGTTGATATATGGTTTTGTATTTTAGAAAATAATTCTTTTTCAAAAAAGTTATCTACTATTTTTATAGTATCTATATTATCTTTTTTTATAGAAGAAGGGTCTCTATCAGCATCAGATATTTTCATTTAGAACTTTCTAATTTTTTATTAAATTGAAATTTATTATCGCTTTCATATATATTAAAAATTAAACTATATCTGTTATTTTCATCTTCATATTTATCAAACCCATGTAATACTTCAGGAGGTAATAAGTAATAATCTCCAGGCTCTGGTGTAATTTTTAAATTTAGTTCTGGTAAAATCAAATCACATCCTTTGGTTAAATACAAAATTCCATGCAAACAGGGATGTGTATGATATCCTAAACTATCGTTTTGTTTTATTTCATTACCCCAAGCATTGTTGATAAAATATTTTTCAAAGAAATATTCAAACAGATAAGGATGAGTTGTTTGATGTTTATTAATGAGGTAAGTCATAAAGTTAATGAAATTTTTTTTATCTAAAAAATAATTCCAATTAGTCATACCACCTTTTACATTAGTATAACTTTTCATGTTTGGATCTATATTATCTTTAATATCTAAAATAAAATTATGAATTATATCTGGGTAAGGATAGTGTCCGAATATTATATTAACTTTTCTAGAATAAGTTACAGATAAACTATTTTTATTTTCATTTAGTTTGTTACTTTTATTTATAAGAGTGATCACGGAAATAACATCCAAGAAGTCAAAATATATTTTTCTCCAGATATAGGTGGGTTGCCTCTGTGGACATAAGGAAAACCAGCAGGCCAAATAACAATCCTACCTGTTTCAGGTTTTACTCTAGCCGATTGATGTAAAAATTCTGTTTCGCCACCTTCCTCTACATCATTTAAATAAATAGTAAAAACTAAAGTTCTTGATGCATTATGGATACCTGCCATGTGTTCTATATGCCAAGTATGATATCCTTCTGTTGGTCTTGTTTTTTGAATTTTAAAAGTTGTATAAGCAAGGTTACCATAATGATCACCTGCTCCTGTATGGTCTAGATAATGCTGCAAGGCCATTTCGTAATTAACTTTTATGCCTTTTAAATCTTCCCACCATACATCTATGTTGTGGGGACCTGCAAACATTTGTAAATCTTTTTTTTCTGTTACTTTAGCTTTTTCAAAAACAGATCTGTTAAGTGTTCTATTAAATTTAGTTTCGTTTTCAAATAATTTAATAGCTTTATCACACTCTTGTTTAGTAATATAATTATCGTAGATACCAATAAAATTATCTATATTGACTTTTTTATCTTTTGCTTTTTCGATTGTATTCATGATATATAGCTTACTATATAATATGAAATTTG